TCAGGAAATATTCAAGCAGAGAGACAAGCAGACAGTGATGATGAACTGCTATCTGAATCCAAAGATTTGGTGTGAGGATGTTTTAGGGTTAGAGATGGCTGATTTTCACATCGAATGGCTAAGATTAGTGCAAAATAATCAGAGAGTTGCCATTTTAGCGCCTACAGGATTCGGAAAAACAGAGATTTTAGCAATAAGTTACACTCTTTGGATAGCATGGTTTCAGGAAAGAAAAGAGATTTTGATAATTTCTAAAGACATAAAGCAGTCTACCAAGATTTTAGAAAGATTAAAAGACGTTATAGAAGACAATGAATTGCTCAGAGATTTGATTCCAGCTAAACAAGACACTTGGACAAAGACAGAAATTAACACTTCTACAAAATGCAAGATTTTCTGCAAGTCATTCAATCAGAAAGAAACATTAAAGTCTTACCATGTGGACTATATAATCTGCGATGAAGCAGCAAGCTATGATGATGCTGACATATTCTTTAGATATATTGTGACAAGAGTAAACGCAAAAAAAGGAAAATTAGTCTGTATTTCAACTCCTGTATCGATTACAGATTTGATGTCTCAATTAATTAATGACCCTAAAAAAGAATATGCCTATGGAGTTTATCCCTGTATTAAAAACAATGAATCAATCTGGCCTACCAGATTTCCCTTAAAAGATTTAGACAGAATAAAAAATGAGATAGGAATCAGCGCATTTGAGAGGGAATATATGGTTAATCCTAAAGCTCAGGCTGAAGATTGCTTGTATCCTCCAAGAATGATATTTGACAACTGCGATTTAAATCGTGGATTCAGGAGAGAATCTTCAGGAGGAGACATAATAATTGCATGTGACTTCGCAATAAGCTCAGGTATTACAGCAGACTTTGACTGCTATTTAGTGGTGGAAAAAGTAGGCGACATAGTGATGATTCTCTGGGGGGAAACCCACAAAGGGATAAACATTGAGGCAAAAGTTATTCGTTTAAAGGAACTTTACAATATTTATCATCCAAAAAAATTCATTGTTGATGAATCGCAGGTAGGCGCTGCCGTGATTGAAGAGATGAGAAAAGAGGCAATTCCGATAGAAGGAGCCAAATTTGACCCAGCCTCAAGAAATTCACGATTGATTCATTTAAGAAAACTGTTAGAATTGAAAAAAATTTCCATACCAAGGGATGCATCAGATCCAACCTGCATGAAGTTTACAACAAGATTAATAGAGGAAATGATAGCTTTCGCTGAGACAAAAACAAAAGCACAGACAACAACTTACAAGTCAAAATCTGCCCATGATGACACGGTAATGGCTTTATCACTGGCTGTAGGAGGAGCTTCAAACATAAAAAAAGCCCAATGCTTGGCTGTAACAAAATAAAAGAGGATGGAGACAGTATCAGAGGAGAACGGAGTAGTTATCATAAAAAAGAATTATTGCAATTATGAGATAATATCCAGAAAGAATGCTCCTTTGGAAAACAAGATAAACTCAATCAAATGGGTTATAGATAATTTCATAGATAGAAAGCCCAAGTTCAAATTAGTAAAGGAAAGAAAATGGCATGTTCTTGTAAAGATGAGAAGAAAGCCATAAATACATTTAAATACTTGAAAAACATATTTATACGATGGTTGACACAGAAAAAGAGGGATTTTTCGGCAAAATAGTCAAATTATTCAGCAAAAAGGAAGAAACTGGCAAAGAAAAGACTCTTAAATTCCCATTTGCGGCAAGCGGAGATGTTAGAATTCTGGCTTCAGTTAAAGGCGAAGATTTAGGCAAGCCTATAGGAACAAAAGAAGAAGACACTACAATACGCAGAATAAAGAAATCTGATTTAGAATTATGCTATATGTCAGACGCTACTGTGTTCAACGGAATAAACAAGATTGTCCAGACTATAATGTCTGCAGGATATCGATTAGAATGCTCCAATGAAAGAATCAAAAATAATTATCTTAAATTCTTGAACAGCATAGGAAATGTCGGAAGCGATTTGACATTTGATGAATTATTAAGCAGGATATTCCAGGACCAGTGCATTTACGGCGAATCAATGGTTGAGATAATTTATAACGTTAATCAGTCGAAAATAGTTGATTTGGATATTTTAGACATGAAAAGGATGGATTATGCGAAAAAATCAAACCAGATAGCATTGGATGAATACGGAATGCCTTATGGATACACTCAGACTGTTCCTATGATGTCTTTCAATAAATTCGCTGGAGATACTTGGCCTAAAGAAGTTTCTTCAGAATCTGGAAAAATTTTTCTCAAACCAGAAAGAATAGCCCATTTTAAGTTATTCACTATTGGAGACGGATTAAGGCCAGAAGGACTGATTGAGCCAGCATATAACCAGATTATGTGGAAATTAAACACAGAAAAAGGATTAGCCAACTCAATTTATATGTCTGGATTTCCTGTAAGAGTAATCTATGTAGGAGACAAAGAGCATGAAGCTAATTTAGAGCAGATAGAATATTACACTGAAAAATTAAAGGATTTAAGCTATAAGCAGAATTTAGGGCTTCCTAATTACACAGAATTAAAATTATTGGAATCTTCGCATCCAGAGAAAATGCAGGAAAATCTTAATTATTTCAGGGAACAGGAGATTACTTCCCTTGGAATACCAAAGCCTTTTGCCACAGGAGGAGGCGAAGAGACAAACAGAGCCACCTTGAATAATCAAGAACGAATGTTCAGATTGACTTTAAAAGATATCATCAGAAGAACCTGCTCAGCCGTTGAAAAGCAGATATTCAAGAGAATCTCTGAATTGGACCATTACTCTGTTGTTCCAAGATTGGTATTCAATGAAATAGAGGAGACTGCTGAATTAGAGAGAGCAGATATATTAATCAAGTCTGTTCAGTCTGGAATAATGTCTCCCCAGGAAGTTAAGCCAGAATTTGTAAAAATAATGGAGTTCGGCAACGAGCCAGAAAAAGAGGAATCTAAAAATGATTGAATGCTTGATTGAACAAAAAGAATCTTTGATGATTGATGAAGCTGAAGAGCTTTGGAAAGGCGATGAATTAACGATTGAAAGAAAGACCAGCTTGAAAGATTATCTGAATAAACCTCTTTATATAATCTCTAAAAATATGTGCTATGGAGTAATTGAGCTTAAAAATGAGAGGCTTGAAAATGGCATTTTTTTATATGATGTGCATTTTCTAAAACGTTTTGAAAGCCCAGTTTCAGTCAAATATTCATTAAATAATGATGGCTATGGAAACATAGAATTTTTAGCTGAAGGCCAGACTTCCCAGGCAAATGTGATTGGAACAGGATTTACCTCTTTTCCATCGAATCCTATATGGGTTATAAATAAAAGAAGGAAAAAAAGATATAGATTAGATGAGGAAGATTTTGATGAAATAGAGCCAGATGACGCAAAGCCAGATGATTCAGATGAAGATGAATGGGAAATAGAGGATTTAAGCGAAGTTGAGAAAATTCTAAGGGTTGTTAAAAGAGGAGACAGATGGTGTGTAATACATGGACATCCGAAGGTTCCTGGAAGCAAGACAGACAAGCCAGAGGGTTCAGTAATCAAATGCTTTCCTACTAAAGCCGAGGCAGACAGAATGCACAAAGCAATTATAATAAGCAAGATAAAAAGAGGAGAAATGAATGAAATGACAGATTTTTCTGATTTTTTGAGCAGTATGAAGGATATAATTCTTATAAAAGACTTCATTTCCGCTGTTGGCTCCCAAGTCAAGAATTACACTGATGAAAAGCCAGATGATATAGACCTTCAGATAAGGATGAAAGAGCCGACTAGTTATATTAAAAGAGCTGTTGAAGTAAGAATTTTAAAGCAGCTTCCGATAGATCTTCAGGAGAAAATACATTTTATATGGGGGGATCCAGAAGGATCTCATGATGACTTTATCCCTTTATTTGACCTCAAACTCGAAAAACTCAATTCCGAAATAATAAAAATGGATGAAGAAACGCTTATTGAAAAATTAATTTCAGACAAAATAAAAGAGGTTAAATCATTTGAAATATGAAAAAGATATGGATAATCCCTTTGTTAATAATATTTTTTATCAGTTTAGCTTCAGCGGTTACTTGGGATAATCCGCTTTATTTTCTCAAATTAGTCGGTGGATCGTTAACAGGCAATTTGAATATGACAAATAACAACATCACAGATGTTAATTATTTGAACCCAGAAGGGACAGAAATCAATATAGGGGGCAATTTAATATCTGCAGGCAATCTTACTGGCAATTATTTGTTTGGAAATTTAGAATGGGATTATTTAACTGCTTATCCAACTGCCTGCACAGACTATCAAGTTGGAGTGGGAGATGTGCTTACTTGTGGAGTATGGGGCGATGTGAAGCCAGGGGAATTAGCTGGTTATTCAAGAATTGTGACAGTTGATGAAGGTGGAAACGCTCAATTTACAGACATACAGACAGCGATTGAATTTGCAGTATCTGGATGCTATAATGAAGGATTTTGCCCTAATTCAACAGACAGGGTATTAGTTTATCTTTATCCTGGATATTATAATATAACAGACGCAATTTTATTAAGAAATGGAGTTGATTTAGTTGGAGCAAGCAAAGGTTCTGTGACTATTGAAAAAACAGATGGAGGAGATGGAATAAGCTGTGTTGGGAACAACAGAGTAGCAGATATTAAATTAATCGCTGGAGATTTGGGAATATACACAGCTGATGTTGGAAGAAATAACATATTAATTGAAGATGTTATTATGAAGGACAATAATCATTTATTAGGAGTGTATACACTCAAGTCACATAATGTGACTATAAGAAATTGTGAGATAAATTCAAACAGAGAAGCTGTGTTTATAGTTGGTGATACGCCAAATGTTAAAAATATATTAATTCAAAATATATGGGCAAAAGTTACTATGACTGGCTCAAACACAGTTTATTATATTGGAGGCGCAAATGCACAGCTGCTTAATTCTTATGGATATGGAACAGAAAATTCAGATGAAATAACTGTAGGAGATAACGCTGTGGTTTTAATCTCTGGAAATACTTTACAAATGGGAAGCCCAGAAGATAGCTTTACCATCGAATGTGGAGATAATGCGACTGTTATACTTGGAGACAATTCATACGATGCAAAAATAGATGATGATTGTATTATTACTTATTTAGA